ACTACAAGGTTGTTATTCAAAGAATAATAACCATAATGTACATTTAGTGTAAAGTAGTTGTTATGGCTAGGTGTTCTCCTTCTTTGTATTCAACATGAATGAAACGTCCAAGCAACGTCTTCAAGTGTTCTTGATCACTCTTGTGATATGCTTCTTGGCAGGTGAAGTTGCTGAGTATCAGAACTGGTATTGGACGTGTCACTTCGTAGGTGCCACCTTTGATGTTTAGGCGGCAATCGTGACCATCACAGATACCGTTCATGGTTGTGATCTTCTTCTGTGCCTTGAATTCGTCGAAGACGATGAGTTGTGTTTCGTCGTTGATGCCGTCGAAGAATTCGATTTCGTTGTTGACTGTGAATACTTGGCATCCGAGTGATTTAAGTCGCTGAACCAAGGATGTCTTACCGCATCGGGTAGGACCTTTGATCCATAGGTTATCACCTCGGAACTCGTGTTTCTTGAGCAGATGGTCGTTGAGCCATCCTGCTACTCTTGCGTTGGTGAATGAGTTGTTGACTGTCATGTCACCGTCGAAACGAAGAACCTGCTTCCACTTCTCTTGTGCTTCGTTGAGTTTGACATCTTCATGTGTCTTGTTGATGAATTCTGCTACTTGTTTGTGATGCAGAATCATGAAACTGCCGAAGTCGTTTCGGATTTCTCGCAATGTTGCTCCTTCTCGGATTCTTGCCACGATCTTTGCTGATACGGGCACTTTCTTGTTTTCCTTTGCTTCGCAATACTTGGCGATGTTGAATCCGAGTGTGCATGCTGGTTCTTTGTCTTGTTTGGTGATGTACTTGAGCCATCCTGGTGCGAACTTGACAATCTTGATGTTTGGGTGGTACTTGTCACCACTGTCGACGTTGATATCGAAGAAATTTTGATCACGTGTGCTAATAGGATTGTCGCATTGGATAAAGCAATGTAGGTGTTGTCCATCCGTCTTCTTGTGATCTTCTTGTGACACTACCACACATGGGCCCCACTTGCTGCATTTGCTTTCGAGTGTTTCTTTGACGAAAGTCTTGTCGAGTGGGCATTGTGGGTACGTCAGTGCGATGAGTTTGTTACGTAGTTGGAATCGATTGGCCGATCCTCCTTTACTGACATCCTCAACCACGCCTTTCTTCAGTTCCGACTCGGAAGTGTCGGCAACTGGCACCGGTGAGTGTGCAGCTTTAGGTTGAGTGTCTTTGATGTAGTCCGTAGATCTGCGTATTGATTGCCAATCGACGTCATCCCAGTGGTAGTTGGGATCGTTGAATACTGCCGCTTCTTGTTCATAACGGCTAGTAGGTGCTGATTGTGAAGAGTGCGGTGATGATGTTGTAGTAGTAGTTGTTGTCGTAGTTGTAGTTGTGGGTCGAGGGCGAGGCGTATCAGGGCATATAACATCATCGATTACCTGAAGCCTCGGGGAGGCTGGTGGGCTATCATCCAGATCGATCACCATTGGTTGACTGTCAGGACCGTACTGGCGAAGGCTGCCGCTGATAGCGTTGGCGAAGTGTCGTTGATCAGAATCTGTGCGTCGTAGAGTTGATTTCCCGTTGATGTCACCATGTCGTTGCACCACTTTCTCATCCCCGCGACGAACTCGGTTAAGGACTGCTCGATGGTCGTCGATGTCGTCGAGATCACAGTCCACACTCTTATCGTCGATGAAATCCTCGTCTTCTTTAGTAGGGTTATCTTCCACGTCGTCATCGGTGTGCCCCTCTCCAGAACAATCACACTCGTCGAGGATGTACTAGAGTCATAGTAACGAATTAGGGCCGTAGAGTTGCTAGACTAGGATAAGAGCATGCCTTTGACTTGAGGTGCTTTCCATCTTGATCGTCTGCCATAGCTCTCGCCACAGTGTCGCTTGGAAACGGTTACAAGTGTTAGAGTTTGGGTAGGTATCCCCCAATTAGCCACAACCTAAAATATGGGCTAGGGTTCTCAAACGGGAATAAGGGAAACTCGTACCGAATGTATACCCTAATTTCGCCCTATCATTACCCTATCCCTAATGTCCCCATCCATGCCCTATCCATACCCCATCCATAACCTAACCCTATTGTGTTACACAACACAAATGCTTGTGTTACTCGTTATACTCTATACTCACTGTTACTCATTACTCAGCCCTCGTCTGTGTGGTCAAGTCGTTATACTCTAGATTAGAAAAACCGTTGGAGCGAGCCACTACCCCGGCGCAGCCGGGGACGGCGAGCGGAGCCTCTTATAGTCACCATAATAATCATGATAATAAAACCGATCTGTTGTTTGTATCTTATTGCACATTAAACGAGTGAAACGAAAACTTTAATGCGTCAACCCGTTATCCAAAAACGCGGGTCGAAAAAATATATTTTTTCGCTTAATATTATACCCGCGTTTTTGCTCCTGTTGCTCAAGTGTAGGGTTACCGAAAAATAACCCTAGCTTTGCTCCGTTGAGTTTATATAGGGCGCACTGGGGCGGCAGCACCCAATTTATAGACGTATATCCTGGGAGTGCGCATCTTATTAAGAGTAGCTAGGTAGTATCATATATAGACTGAGGTAACCCGTGTACTTGGTTCAGCTGTTTTACTGCCGCCGCCGCCGCCGCTGCCGCCACGAGCGAAGCGAGTTTAGTATGCGAGCGCAGCGAGCATGTGTTCTTTAGGCCGCCGCCACGAGCGCAGCGAGTTTAGTTTGTGAGCGTAGCGAACATGTGCGAGCGGAGCGAGCTGCCGAGCGAAGCGAGGCCAGGCAAAATTCCTTATCTTTTTAATTGAGCAAGGAAAGGGTTGCTCACTAACCCTTTGTTTTTTGTTTTTTGGAATTCTACTTTTTCGTTGGAAGTTCGTTTCTTCTTCATGCCGTTTACGTCATGTCAAACTACAGTTTTGGGTCTTCTGGATTTGGTTCGCGGTCTTCTCGAAATAGCCGATACCGTTACCGACGTCGCCGTCCAGCGCGAGCTGCTTCGATGGGTCGTCGTCGTGGTACGTCTACTCGTTACTATCGTGGGCCCGTAGGTAAGTACCGGGGTGCAATGTACGGTTCCGCTGCTGCGCGTGCTATGCGTTTCACCAATGCAAATGCCACCGGCGACGAGCTGAAGTATCTCGATACAAATTCTGCTGCCTACCAATCGGGCACTACCGGTTCGGTTACGTTAATCAACGGAGTTGCATCCGGTTCATCTCAAATCACCCGCGAAGGTCGCCAATGTTTTTGGAAGCAAGTGATTGTTTCCGGTTCGTTGGTGCCCAACGATGCCACCGTCATCGGATCCCGCAATGATGTCTACGTTATTTGGGACAAGCAACCAGGTGAAGCTGTTCCTGCAATGACCGACTTTTTCGTGCAATCAATTGCCGGTTCTCCAATGAACCTGAATTATCGTGAACGTTTCGTTGTGCTCGCTCATCAAACTCACGCCGTCGGTGGGTTGACCACCAACGCCACCGCCGCCTTGACTCCGACGATTTCGCCGGTGTCGATCTCAAAGCGTATCAACTTGCGCACAACGTTCAAGGGGGACGACAACGCCATTGCGTCGATATCAACGGGTGCTATGTATTTGGTCTGCATCGGTGACCAAGCCGACGCCGATTGCGCCAAGTATCGTGTAAGTGTTCGTCTGCGTTTTTCGGAGCGCGCGTATTGATTACGACGTTAACGTCGCGCTGGCGCGCACTGGTGAAAATAATTGTAAAGAAATTGATTTTCTTTATCGGAACTAGTTCCATATTGATATTTTGCGTTTTTTGTTTTTTGGAATTCTGGTTTAGTGTGAAATGTTTGATCCTGTTGAAGAAAGAAAGGGGAAGCGTCACGCTGAACCTGAAGGTGGGAGGAAGGTGTTTAAGAGCGCTCCGACGTTAGAGCAGGAATATGAAGAAGGTATTGAAGGTGTATGGAATACCCCTGATTCGTCATCGTCATCTTCGTCGTCGTTCATTGTGCCTACGACTTCTGGTAAGCGTACATACCAGTCGTATTCGGGCCGCAACTCTTGGGATGATTATGTTTCCAAGCGTGTGTCGAATGTGGTTGAGGAGGAACCAGAAGTGGACGAAGAGTATTATCCTACGTATCCGGTTGCGGCAGAAGATGTTCGTACACTGGCTACGTTGTCGAATGCGTCGGCAGAAATTAAGCATCTAACTGTTGCCGGTACTTACTACGATGCCACTACTAGTCCTACTGTTACGTTGTTGAATGGCGTTGCTACTGGCTCTACGAACATTACCAGGAATGGTAATGTTGCAAGGTTCGTCAGTTTGCAGATTCGTGGTCAGATTACTCCTGTAGATGCAACTACGGTGAGAGGCAGAAGTGACTTATACGTTATTCTTGATGCGTCACCTGCTGCAGCTGTTCCTGCTGTAACTGACATGTTGGAAGCTGCGACACCAAATTCTTTTACGAAGTACGATAATCGTGCTCGTTTTACTACGTTGGTTCATCGGTATTGGGTAATGCCTACCATTGACGACACGAAGGGCATTATGGGAGCTCAAGATATTTTTGGTGTCGAGATTTATAAAAAGTTAGATGTTTGTACCTATTATAAAGGTACTACCAACGTTATCGGCGACATTTCACGATATGCATTGTACCTATTTGTAATCGGTATTTCCGATGCTGCGTACAATCGGTTCTACTTAACTACAAGGTTGTTATTCAAAGAATAATAACCATAATGTACATTTAGTGTAAAGTAGTTGTTATGGCTAGGTGTTCTCCTTCTTTGTATTCAACATGAATGAAACTTCCTAGCAACGTCTTCAAGTGTTCTTGGTCGCTCTTGTGGTAGGCTTCTTGGCACGTGAAGTTGCTGAGTATCAGAACTGGTATTGGTCGGTTGACTTCGTAGGTACCACCTTTGATGTTGAGGCGGCAGTTGTGACCATCACACAGACCGTTCATTGTCGTGATCTTCTTCTGTGCTTTGAATTCGTCGAAGACGATAAGTTGAGTGTCATCGTTGATGCCGTCGAAGAATTCGATTTCGTTGTTGACAATGAATACTTGACATCCGAGGGAGATTAGACGTTGAACTAGTGATGTCTTACCGCATTTGGTAGGACCTTTGATCCACAAGTTCTCTCCTCGGAATTGGTGTTCCTTGAGCAGATGGTCGTTGAGCCATCCTGCAACGCGTGCGTTGGTGAGACTGTTGTTGATTTGCATGTCACCGTCGAAACGAAGGACTGTTTTCCATTTCTCTTTGGCTTCGTTGAGTTTGACGTCTTCGTGTGTCTTGCTGATGAATTCAGTTACTTGTTTGCTGTGCAGTAACATGAATCCTCCAAACTCGTTTCGGATTTCTCGCACTGTTGCACCTTCTCGCACTCTTTCAACGATCTTAGTAGAGACCGTTACTTTCTTGTTTTCTTTGGCTTCGCAGTACTTGGTGATGTTGAAGCCGAGAGTGCAAGCAGGGTCTTTGTCTTGTTTGGTGATGTACTTGAGATATGCATGCGCGCACTTGACCACTTCGATGTGTGCGGTGTACTTATCAGTTGCACCATCAAATTGGATATCGAAGAAGTGTGGATCACGCACGCTGATGGGGTTATCGCATTGTATGAAACAATGCAAGTGTTGACCGTCCGTCTTCTTGTGATCTTCTTGCGATACCACTACTGAAGGTCCCCATTTCATGCATAGGGCCTCCAGTTTTTCTCGCACTAGCATCTTGTCTAGGGGGCATTGGGGGTAAGTGAGTGCGATGAGCTTGTTTCGTAGTTGAAACCTTCCTGCTGAACCATGTTTGCTGACTTCCTCAACCACGCCCTTCTTCAGCTCCGACTCGGTAGTGTCGGCAACTGGCACCGGTGAGTGTGCAGCTTTGGGTTGAAAGTCACCTATGTAGTCCGTAGATCTGCGTATTGATTGCCAGTCGACATCATCCCAGTGGTAGTTGGGATCGTCGAATACAGTCGCTTCTTGTTCGTAACGACTAGTTGGTGCTGATCTCGATGATGTTGTCGTAGTAGTTGTAGTCGTAGTAGCCGGATTGGGACGAGGGCGAGGCGTATCAGGGCATATAACATCATCAATTACCTGCAGCCTTGGGGTGGCTGGTGGGCTGTCGTCAATATCGATCACCATAGGTTGGCTGTCAGGACCGTACTGGCGAAGGCTGCCGCTGATAGCGTAGGTGAAGTTTCGTTGATCAGTATCTGTGCGTTGTAGAGTTGGTTTCCTGTTGATTTTACTTGTAGGTCGCACCAACTCCTCATCGCCGCGACGAAGTCGGTTAAGGACTGCTCGATGGTCGCCGATGTCGTCGAGATCACAGTCCACATCCGAATGGTCGATGAAATCGTCGTCTTCTTTAGTAGGGTGATCTTCCACGTCGTCGTCGTCGGTGTGGCCCTCTCCAGAACAATCACACTCGTCGAGGATGTACTAGAGTCATAGTAACACATTAGGGTCGTCACTTTGCTAGACTAGGATAAGAGCATGCCTTTGACTTGAGGTGTTTGCCATCTTTGTCGTCTGCCATAGCTCACGCGAGGAAGTTCGTCAACTCTATTGTATATTGTTGGGTTGGGGTACTACTCCCCCAATTAGCCACAGATTAAATTATGGGATTAGGTCATTCTCAAACGGGAATAGAAAACTCGTACCGAATATATAACCTAATTTCGCCCTATTCCAGCCCTATCAATACCCTATTACAGACCTATCCATACCCCATCCAACCCTACACAACCCTATTGTGTTACACAACACAAATACATGTGTTACTCGTTATACTCGTTACTCGTTGTACTCGATACTTAGCCCTCGTCTGTATGGTCAAGTCGCTATACTCTAGATTAGAAAACCGTTGGAGCGAGCCACTACCCCGGCGTAGCCGGGGACGGCGAGCGTAGCCAGATATAGTCACCATAATAATCATGATAATATAACCTATCTAATGTGTGTAGCCTATTGCATTAAACAAACGGAGTGTAAACTTTAATGCGTCAACCCGTTACCCAAAAACGCGGGTCGAAAAAATTTATTTTTTCGCTTAGTATTACACCCGCGTTTTTGGTCCCTTTGGTCAAGTGTAGGGTTACCGAAAAATAACCCTAGCTTTGGTCCGGTACTTGGTGAATTTTTTTGAGTTTATATAGGACGCGCTGGGGGCTTTGCCCCTATGTATCAACGTATGGAGGGGAGCGCGGATCTTATTAAGATTTGCTAGCTAGGTAGTATAAGATATAGAGTTAGGTAACCCGTATACTTGGTGGTCTGTGTTTATGCCGCCGCTGCCACGAGCGAAGCGAGTTTAGTGTGCGAGCGCAGCGAGCATATGTTCTTTAGGCCGCCGCCACGAGCGCAGCGAGTTTAGTTTGTGAGCGTAGCGAACATATGCGAGCGGAGCGAGCTGCCGAGCGAAGCGAGGCCAGGGAATTTTCCTTATCATTTTGTATGACCAAGGAAAGGGTTGGTCATAAACCCTAGTTACTTTTTGTTTTTTGGAATTCTACTTTTCGTTGGAAATTTCTTCGTGTACATGCCGTTTACGGAATGTCAAGCTACAGTTTTGGGTCTTCTGGATTTGGTGCGCGGTCTTCTCGCAGTTCTAGATACCGTTTCCGACGTCGCCGTCCGTCTCGCAATTATTCGGTGGGTCGTCGTCGCTCTACAGTTGGTCGTTACATGCGTGGGGCCGTAGGTAAGTACCGCGGCGCTATGTATGGTTCTGCTGCAGCACGTGCAATGCGTTTCACCAACGCTAATGCCACTGGCGACGAGTTGAAGTATCTCGATACAAATTCTGCTGCTTATCAATCGGGCACTACCGGTTCGGTTACGTTAATCAACGGAGTTGCATCAGGGTCATCTCAAATCACCCGCGAAGGTCGCCAATGTTTTTGGAAGCAAGTGATTGTTTCCGGTTCGTTGGTGCCCAATGATGCCACCGTCATCGGATCCCGCAATGATGTCTACGTTATTTGGGACAAGCAACCAGGTGAGGCTGTTCCTGCAATGACCGACTTTTTTGTGCAGTCAATTGCCGGTTCTCCGATGAATCTCAATTATCGTGAACGTTTCGTTGTTCTCGCTCATCAAACTCACGCCGTCGGTGGTTTAACCACCAACGCTACCGCTGCCCTGACTCCGACGATTTCGCCGGTGTCCATTTCCAAGCGTATCAATTTGCGCACAACGTTCAAGGGGGACGACAACGCCATTGCGTCGATATCAACGGGCGCTATGTATTTGGTCTGCATCGGTGACCAAGCCGACGCCGATTGCGCCAAGTATCGCGTAAGTGTTCGACTACGTTTTTCGGAGCGCGTGTATTGATTACGACGTTAACGTCGCGCTGGCGCGCACTGGTAAAAATAATTGTAAAGAAATTGATTTTCTTTATCGGAACTAGTTCCATATTGATATTTTGCGTTTTTTGTTTTTTGGAATTCTGGTTTAGTGTGAAATGTTTGATCCTGTTGAAGAAAGAAAGGGGAAGCGTCACGCTGAACCTGAAGGTGGGAGGAAGGTGTTTAAGAGCGCTCCGAC